GACTTCGTTACCATCAAACGTAAAGTAGAGGGTAAGAATGGTGCTAATCAACCGCCTGTTGTTATGGATGCGCATAAGCGTCCTCTCCCAGAAGGTGTCTTAGTAGGTAATGGTTCTGATGTCAATGTTCAGTACAAGCCATATGAGTGGACTTGGAAAGGTAATGCAGGCATTGGTGCTGACCTTCGTAAGATTCAAGTTGTTAACCTTGTTCCTTATGAAGAAGAAGACGATGAGTTGGATGTAATTCCTTCGGGTTATTCAGCAGTTGAACAATTGGAAGATGACATTCCATTTGGTAACTAAATAATAACAAGGGTGCTACATGTGTTGGATATGGTAGCGGACTGGCTAGTGTCGGGTGGGTACGCCAGGTTATATAAAGGAAAACTATGACAGATTATAATCGTATTATTAGTGACATAGAAAAGAAAATGGCATGGAAGGATGTTGACTGGATGGATGATAAACAAACTAACATGGTTAACCACCCACCACATTACAACCAATCTGGCATTGAATGTATTGATGCGATTGAGGCTGCACTTGGTATTGATGGATTTAAATATTATCTCCAAGGAAACATTATGAAATACCTTTGGCGTTATCGTTACAAGAATGGTGTTGAAGATTTAAAGAAAGCACAATGGTATTTAAATAAACTAATAAATGTAAAGGAAAAGTAATGGCAAATATTGATACGCTTATTCAAGATATATACAAGACGTTAGAGCAGGGTATCAATACTGGTTCTGTTCAGAACAGAGATGCCTTACAAAAATGTGCATCTGATATGTATCATTCTATTCGCAGGACACTAGAAGAAGGACAAAGAGAATCTTCTAGTAGTCTTCGTATGTCACAGATAGGAAAACCTACCAGACAGATTTGGTATGACTTAAAGAAAACAAAGAAGCGTGACCTTGACGGACAGACAAAGTTAAAGTTTTTGTTTGGTGATATGTTAGAATCATTGCTTATTCTTTTGGCTACTGTCTCTGGACATGAAGTAACAGAAGAACAACAAGAGGTTGAAGTAAATGGAATTAAAGGACATAAAGATTGTCGTATTGATGGGGTACTTGTAGATGTCAAGTCAGCATCGTCCTATGCTTTTAAGAAATTTAAAGACGGAACGCTGTCTCTTGATGACCCCTTTGGTTATATTGCTCAAATCTCTGGTTATGCTGAAGCAGGTCAAGACAAAGAGGCAGCCTTCTTCGCAATCGACAAGTCATCCGCAGAGTTGGCGTTGCTTAAAGTAGAAGACATTGATATGATAAATGCCTCAGACCGTATCAATGAATTAAAAGAAGTAGCAACTAAAGATACACCGCCGCCTCGTTGTTATGGTGACGAAGCAGATGGCAAGTCAGGCAATCGTAAACTTGTTATTGGTTGTGTGTTCTGTCCTTATAAAGAAACTTGTTGGGCAGATGCAAACGGTGGGCAAGGTCTTCGTGCCTTCAAATATTCTAACGGTGTTAGATACTTGACAGTCACTGCTAAGACACCTGACGTAGAAGAAATTGCCGTATGAGAAAAGCAACAAAGCGGCAACGCAAATCGGGTAAGGCTCATTCCTTTCGTAGCAATTCAGAATACAATTGCTCCGTTCTCCTTTCAAAGAAAAAGATTGAATATCTTTACGAGCCTTATCCGATTCCTTACGAGTGGTCAGAGAGTAAAAAATACTTTCCAGATTTTATTCTACCAAATGGTATTATACTTGAGGTCAAGGGAAGGTTTATGCTTGAAGATAGAAAGAAACATCTATTCCTTCGTGACCAACATCCCGATAAAGATATTCGATTTGTGTTTGATAACCCATACCGCAAACTATACAAGGGCGGTAAAATGACATACGCAGATTGGTGTGAGAAGTATAAATTTAAATACTGTAAACTTAATGATGGTATACCTGAAGATTGGTTGGAACAATGATGGAAGATGATAGAATTATCTTCTCTGAACAAATTACTACAAGTGTTTCTAGGCCAGAGAAAACATTGTTTCTTGCAGTTTTACTTCAAGCATTACTTGATGCTACTAAGCCTGAGTACGATGGAGAACCTGAACACGCTGTTATGGAAAGAGACAGAGCCAAGGCTTGGTTCTTTGCTTCCATTGGTGTGACTGCTGAAGATTTTAATGAGGTATGTGATAATGCTGGTATAAATCCTGCATATATGAGAAGGTTTGCATACAAGGTTTTGAAGTCTGGCGAGGTTGACTTCGTAAGAAAAAGAATAAATGCTATTTTAGGCCATTAATATTATTGCAATCCGTTTTTAATTGTGTTATCATTAGAGCTTGTCACTTTGAAAATGGAGAGAGGAAAGACATGAACAATTATTTACCAACAGACTACCAAAATTTTATTGCTCTATCACGATATGCACGTTGGAAAGAGGATGAGCAGCGCCGCGAAACATGGTCAGAAACTGTCGCAAGATACTTTGATTATATTGAGAAGCACCTTGGTCAGGAACATTCTTACGCTTTACCTGAAGACTTACGTGCAGAACTTGAAGAGGCTGTATTAAACCAAGATATTATGCCAAGCATGAGAGCATTGATGACAAGTGGTCCTGCGCTTGACCGTTGTCATGTTGGTGGATATAACTGTTCCTATCTTCCTGTTGATAATCCTCGCTCATTTGACGAGACTATGTATATTCTTATGTGTGGTACAGGTGTTGGCTTCTCTGTTGAAAGACATCATGTAGAGAAACTACCTGTCGTTAACGAAGAGTTTCATGAAACAGATACAGTAATCAAAGTTGGTGACAGCCGTCCAGGTTGGGCAAAGTCTTTGAAGGAACTTATCTTCATGCTTTATTCTGGACAGATTCCTAAGTTTGATGTGAGCGAGGTGCGTCCTGCAGGTGCAAGGCTGAAGACATTTGGTGGACGTGCTTCTGGTCCTGCTCCTCTTCTTGAGTTGTTTGATTTCTGTATTGAGAAATTCAAAGGAGCAAAAGGACGCAGGCTCTATCCAATTGAATGTCACGACATCATGTGTAAGATTGGTGAGGTTGTAGTTGTAGGTGGTGTACGCCGTTCTGCTCTCATTAGTTTGTCAAACCTTAACGATGACCAGATGGCACATGCTAAGTCAGGACAATGGTGGGAAAACGAAGGACAACGTGCGCTTGCAAACAACAGCGTTGCCTACAAAGAGAAGCCACAGATGGGAACATTCATGCGTGAATGGTTGTCGCTGTACGAATCTAAGTCAGGTGAGCGTGGTATCTTCAACCGTGCTTCTTCTAAAAAGCAAGCAGCAAAGAATGGTAGACGTGAATCTGAACATGACTTTGGTTGTAATCCTTGTTCTGAAATTATCCTACGTCCTTATCAATTCTGTAATCTTTCAGAGGTTGTTGTGCGTTCATCAGATACACACAAAACACTTGCAGAAAAAGTTAGGCTTGCTACAATTCTTGGAACATTCCAATCCACTCTTACAAACTTTAAGTATCTTCGTAAGGTTTGGAAGAACAATACAGAAGAGGAAAGATTGTTGGGTGTCTCTCTAACAGGTATCATGGATAACAAACTTACATCAGGTAACTCACCTGAATATGGTATGAATATCGGTGCTTTGTTACAAGACTTAAAAGAAACTGCAGTATATACTAACAAAGTTATGGCAGGACAGTTGGGTATAGCACAATCAGCCGCTATTACTTGCGTTAAACCTAGTGGCACTGTTTCACAGCTTGTTGATAGTGCTTCTGGTATTCATGCTCGACATAACCCATACTATATTCGTACTGTTCGTGGTGACAACAAAGACCCTCTTACACAGTTCCTTATTTCAGAAGGTATTCCGAATGAACCAGACGTAATGAAGCCTGACAGCACAACTGTTTTTAGCTTTCCAATGAAGTCACCTCATGGTGCGGTAACACGTACAGATATGACAGCAATTGAACAGCTTGAGTTGTGGCTTGTATATCAGCAAAACTGGTGTGAACACAAACCATCTGTTACCATCTCTGTTAAAGAAGAAGAGTGGATGGAAGTTGGTTCATGGGTCTACGAACACTTCGATGAAATTAGTGGTATTAGTTTCCTTCCTTTCAGTGAGCATACATACAAGCAAGCACCTTATCAAGATTGTACAGTTGAAGAGTATGGTGCTATGTTAGAGAAAATGCCTAAGTCAATTGATTGGTCAAGGTTGCAAGACTTTGAGAAGGAAGACACAACATCAGGTGGACGTGAGTTGGCTTGCACGGCTGGAGTTTGCGAGGTGGTTGACTTGAACGCAGCCTAATGGTTCATATATTGTACATAAACGCTGTTATTGTACATTTTATGAAACAAACTTTTAGATATGCGTTGTAGCACATAAATATTAGGTATGCGTTACAGCGCATATTCATCCCGATAGGGTTGAATAGTTTAATATCAATACTATATCGGTATTAATAGTACCGATAGGGTTGATAAAATAAAGAAAGGATTGACAGTGACAGGCATAATTAATA